GTCTGTCATCGACCGCGATTGGATTGATGCGTGGATGGACTACATGACACGTCTTGACAAGGAAGCACAGGGTATGTTCGCCAACGGTGTACGCAATCCCAAGTACGCCAAGCAAGCCATCGTGATGACCAACAAGAAGTTCACAGCGTGGGCAATGCAGAACAACTACATGTTCGCGGCTGACAAGAAATGAAAACACACCCGCTCGATAAACCAATCCTGCGCCACTTGTTCTGGTTCCTCGTGTTACCACACAGACTGCGCCAGTGGAATAAACAAACCAACGGAGAAATGAAATGTTAATGATTGGAAAACAATTGACTGCTGAACAACGCCTTAGTAAAGCCGTGGTGGACATCATGGGCAACCCCAAGTACGTAGCACTGGCGGGTGTGTTGATGATCGGCTCACGCACTGTGGATGACAACGTGCCTACAGCATGTACCAACGGACGTGATGAGAAGTATGGGCGCAAGTTCATCGAGACTCTCAGCGACGCAGAGCTACGGTTCCTTGTGTTGCATGAGTGCTATCACAAACTGTACAAGCATCTGACTACGTGGCGTCATCTGTACGACGAGTGTGCACAGCTTGCGAATGTGGCGTGTGACTACGTGATCAACATCAAGCTGACCGATGACAACACGGATGGGTTCGCCGTCATGCCCAAGGTCGGACTGCTCGATGTCAAGTATCGTGGCATGGACAGCGCACAGGTGTACAAGTTACTCAAGGATGACCAAGACGATTCCGGGGGCGGGCAAGGTAACGGCTCGGGCAATGGCGCGTCATCGGGAACTGGCATCGACGAACACGACTGGGAGGGGGCGCAGGAAATGTCCGCCGAGGAAGGTAAACAACTGGCGCGTGATTTGGACGAAGCAATCCGTCAAGGCGCACTGGCGGCGGGTAAGCTCGGCTCGGGTGGTGACCGCATGTTCGAGGACTTGCTTGAAACCAAGATCGACTGGCGTGAAGCACTGCGCGAGTTCATCTCTACAACATGTCAGGGCAACGACTACTCCACGTGGCGGCGGCCCAACCGTAGGTTCGTGTCATCGGGCTATTACATGCCATCGGGTGTCAGTGAACAAGTGGGCGAGTTGGTGATTGCTATCGACACATCGGGTTCCATCGGTGGGCAAGAGTTGGCTAAGTTCTTGGGCGAGGTCAAGGGTATCTGCGATCAAGTCAAGCCTGATGTGGTTCGGCTCTTGTACTGGGACACTGCGGTGTGTGCTGATGAGAAGTACATAGGTGCAGAGGTAGAGAACCTTGTCAACTCAACCAAGCCTGCGGGTGGTGGGGGTACGACTGTGGAGTGTGTGCCTGCGTACATGGCAGAGCACGGTGTCAAGCCGCAGGCTGTGATCGTATTGACTGACGGCTATCTCGGTGGCTCGTGGGGTCAGTGGGCATGCCCTGTCCTGTGGTGCATCGTAGGTAACAAGCATGCTGTGCCTGATGTAGGCAAGTACGTACACGTGGAGGACTGAGATGACTAATGAAATGAAACCGTGCCCATTCTGTGGTGGGCATGAAGTAGAAATACGTGAACGCAACTCGACGGCGGGTGTGTTCTCCGTATCCGTGATGCACTGGTGCAACGAGGGGGGCAAGCCTGCGCTTAAACCTATCGAACGCATGGGACGTACACGTGAAGAAGCAGTGCGCTTGTGGAACAAACGCGCTTAACAAAACCTAAACCATAACTGGAGAACGAAGATGAGATTCAATAAATTCGACGAGGTAGTCAAGTGGTACGAACAGACCAAGCCCATCGTGAGTAAAAACCACACACGTGAGGACGACATCCGACCCATCGGTGCGCGTAGACGCAAGTGGGAACGCATCAAGAAAGTGGATGCCGAGACTTACCTGTTGCTCGATGGTAACTACACGAGGCCCTCCTACCAAAAGAACAACCCAAGCTATGACGGCTATGAACAGTACGAGCAGGACATGGCGGCAATCATGTGGAAGCGTGAGGCTGATGGCGACTACGTGTACATACGCAATGGCACCGAGGGCTCGGCTCACATGTCACGCTATACGTTCTTACAGTGGTACATGCCAATGAATGCGGCGTTCAGAATGAATCAGCAAGGCAAGCACTGGGTACGTGCGCAGACACCGACAGGGTGGGAGGACTTCCCCCTACCCAAAACAACTTATCGGTGGGACTGGAATCTGCACAAGCAAGGGACGGATGACGGCAAGCGATTGAAGTTTCGAGTCAATGAGGATGGCACGTTCACACGTATTGGTGAGGCGTTCAAGGTATTGACAACAACTGTGGACAAAGAACTCAAGAAGCAATGGAAGCCACTGATGGAAGCGTTCTATGCACATGCGGCGGCGTTGGCACCCATGCTCGACACATCGTATAACGCACGTAGTGAGTATCGAAAGATCGTCGCCGAGTGGGGTAAGGAAAACAACATTGACATCCCCGAATGGGGTGGGCTCAACCACACACCCAATAGCGTGGTACGGCAAATCGTGGAACAAGAAGACCATGCACTGCGTATCCCGCTGATGGCGCTAGTCATTGATGCCATTGATGGTAAACGCAAGATTGAATCGCAGGAAGACTTGTCACGTATCAAGTCATCATATAACCGCCTGATGAACAAAGCATTGGGTATGTACGAAACGAAGGAGGTTTGAGATGAGCTTTAATCACACACGAGTGGACTTTATTGAGAAGACAACCAAGGCGTTGATAACTCAACTGGCCGAGAGTGTCGAGACTGTGAACGCAGATGACCCGCCGATTGTTACGGTTGACGGGGTTCCTGTGAAGCCTGAGTTGGCTAACTATTGCGCAGAGATACGCAAGCTGAACCGACACGTGAAGTTCGGCGTGGGCAGGCGCATGAAGTACGACCACCGTAACAAGGTGAACTTGTTGGAAGAACTGTATGCGTACATGGATGGGCACACGTATGCGCTGATGAAGATCGGGTTCGCCGACTATTCACTACGTAGTAACGACACGCGCAAGTACATGGTGTATGCACGGATGATTCGCAATGACAAGTTCAAAGAAGACCGCGAGAACTACTACATGGCAACGGCGGAGGGCATGGTACGTGCGCTCAAAAACGTAAAGAAGTACATGCGTCCGTACTCACCCGTCGAGTGTGCCGAGATGTCCTTTGATGATGTGCGTAGTAAGTTCTCATCGGTTGGGTACGGTGTGCAGTCTATGTTGACTGGCGCACGTAACAGTGTGGTTGATTCATCGCATGTACGCAACGAGTTGTTCCACATGCTCGACGTTGGCTATGAGTTCTTGTCCGAGGACTTCAGGGACAAGATTGCGGCATGGCGTCAAGCGTACCGCGAGAACCAAGAAGCCCAAGCTCGTGCCCTACACACTTACTACGTGAACGTCCGTATACACCGCGAAGAGATGGTGTGTGACGTCATCGAGGTGTTGGATGCCAACAAGCGTTCGCGCCTTGAGGCAACTGCACCGGTGACAACGTACAAGATGGAGGAGTTACCCGAGCACATTGCAGGTAACCTTGCCGCCCTGAGTATGGTGGACAACAACCACTACGTTGATGGCGTGGGCTTGCGTGTGGACAGCACAACCTTTTGGGTACAGAAATGACCTCAGAACGATCGCAATATTACAAAGACGTAACTTTCGAGGCGCTCTTGCAACTTGAAGAAGCTCTTGACCCAGTGGCGTATCGCTCCAAAGAACCGCCCGACCAAACGGTGCGTAAGTTGTTAAGCGGGGAGATACTGCCTACCGATCGTGTCGGCGCAATCAAGGCTGTATACGTGCGGGACTTACACATCGCATCGGCGGGTAAGCACAGCGTACGTGCATTGATGGACGCCTCACAAACGGTGGTACATGATGACAACATATACCGTGTGAGTATCTTTCCTGACGGGGTAGATATTGTATGTTTCGGGTTGGCAAGTATTGACTCTGACATTGATGGACACTATCATGACACCGACGATCTACCTGAATGGGTAAAGGAACGTCTTGCCGTGTTAATGATCATGGACAGTAAACCTCCAACGTCAGACGTGGAGGGTATTGGCCGCAGAATATCGAGTCATGTGTATTGGGTGTACGCACCCGAGACTACATCTTGATGCGTTGGTACGTGCGCTTCACGTACCGCAACAACAAAGGAAACGAAGATGAGAAAGAAACCAAGCACCGCACAGCGCATTCGCTCAATGATTGATAAAGGCCACAACAACAAGGCCATCATCGAGAAGCTCAAGTGCAAACCACAAGCCGTGTACAACATCCGATACCAACTCAACAAACAGCGTGGGCTTGGTTCGATTGGCACACTGCCCAAGCCTACCGATGGGATTGGTGCGCCGCCCAAACTGCGCAAGCACAAGGGAACTGGCATCATGGACGCGCCCAAGCCATGGTTACCACCCCCGCTTTTGCCTGTGCCTGAATTGCCCATCACCATGGTCGAGCCTACGCTGTGGCAACGAGTTGTTCGCTTCTTCAAGGGGAACTGACATGGCAATGACCAAGCAAGAATTCAAAGCCCGTTGGGAAGGCGACGACGAGGGTGGTGGCATCAACTTTGACGACATCGCCGAATGCGCAAAGGCATGGGGTTTGTTCCGTACGCCACGTATCGCACGTATTGACGTAGTGCGCTACCAAGTGCTGAAAGCAGCGGACGTGGAGGATGCGGAAGCGTACAACACAACGGAAGAACAACATGGCTGATACCCCCGAGGTAAAAGTCAAACGCAAGGTAGTCACTCAACTCAAAGCATTGGGTGCCTATTACTTCTACCCTGTCACTGGCGGGTATGGCGCAAGCGGTGTCCCTGACATCGTGGGTTGCTACGAGGGGATGTTCTTTGCCATTGAATGCAAGGCAGGGAAGAACAAGCCCACACCACTCCAACAAAAGAACATCGACAGCATCGCCGCACAGGGTGGCGCAGTGCAAGTCGTTAACGAAGACAACATGAACGAGGTGACAACATGGTTACGTTCTATAACACAGGCAAGATAAAGATCGGTGAGTTCTACGAGCCGCCACGCAGGATAGTTGACATAGGCAAGCATGCAGAGTTGTTGCAGATGGCACTCCTTGGCATCAAGCCCACACTTTTGGATCGCATTCGTATGTGGACACGGTGTACGTTGTGATAACTTGCCCTGCTTGTGGTACATGGACACGCATCCTAGAGACACGCACTCGCGTTAAAAACGTGGTGCGTAGGCGATACGAATGCGCAAACGAACATCGTTTCAACACCATTGAGACGGTGGAAGATAAACCCGTTAAGGAGAAAGGCAAACAATGGACACAAAAGCAAACGACATCCAAGTAAGCGGCAACCACTACAAGGACATGGCCGTACAACCTTGGGCAGTGATGGAGGCAGTGCTAACACGCGAGGAGTTTATCGGGTTCCTCAAAGGCAACGTTATCAAGTACAGCATGCGGCAAGGCAAAAAACAAGATAGTGATGACGGCGGCAAAGCCAAACACTACATGATGAAACTCAATGAAGTGTTAGGGACTCCCTAACAAACAACAAGGAGAACGAAGATGGACAGCATGATGCAACGACTGCGCACGGTATGGCGGTCAATAATTGAGAGCAGTGGGGGACACTGCCCTGTGTGTGATCGGTGGGGTAAGGTGTACTCACGTCCTATCAACCGAACGATGGCACGGTCTCTCATTTGGTTATGCCACGCCCCGACTGACGACAATGGATGGGTCAACGTACCAAAGACCGCGCCGAGGTGGGTGGTGCAGTCAAATCAACTGCCGACTTTGCGGTGGTGGGGGTTGGTCGAGCGCAAGGGTAACGATGGGGACACCAAGACAAAGCATTCAGGACATTGGCGTCCGACTGCGGAGGGGCTTGACTTTGTATACGCCAACACGAGCGTACCCAAACAAGTCTTTACATACAACGACACGGTGCAAGGCTACGGCTTAGAGACCGTTAAGGTTGGGGATTGCTTTATTGACAACTTTGACTACTCTGCAACGATGGCTACGTACGCACCGGCTAGAGCAACACAGGAATAAACATGGACTTGATAACGATTGATTTTGAAACGTACTACGACCGCGACTTCTCGCTGTCGAAGATTACAACCGAGGAATACGTCCGCTCTGACTTATTTGAAGTCATCGGCGTGTCTGTAAAAGTTAACAACCAAGAAACGGAGTGGGCAAGTGGAACACATGAACAAATCAAACAGTGGCTTCAGAGCAATTTTGAATGGGAACGGAGCTTTGTCTTGGCGCACAACACCCTTTTTGACGGGGCTATCTTGCATTGGCGTTTCGATATTAATCCTCGGGGTTGGCTTGACACTTTGTGCATGGGCCGTGCCCTTCACGGTGTGGAAGTTGGCGGTTCGCTTAAGGCTCTTGCTGAGCGGTATCGGCTCGGGGAGAAAGGAACAGAAGTCGTCAATGCCCTCGGTAAGAGACGACTGAGTTTCACTGACGAAGAACTTGCACGGTATGGTGACTACTGCATCGACGATGTGGAACTCACGTACCAACTGTTCGACATCTTGGTAAAGGATTTTCCCAAGCAAGAGTTGCGTGTGATCGACCAGACCTTGCGCATGTTCATCGACCCTGTGCTTGAACTCGACGGCGACATGCTTCAACAACATCTCATCAGCATCAAGCAAATGAAGGAAGACCTGCTGACATCCTCGGGTGTGGACAAGGCTGAACTCATGAGCAATGACAAGTTTGCTGAAGTGTTGCGTTCGTTTGGCGTCGAGCCCCCGATGAAGACGAGCCCTGCCACCGGCAAGCAGACCTATGCGTTCGCCAAGAGTGACGAGGAATTCAAAGCCCTCGCTGAGCACGACGATGCGCGGGTGCAGACGCTTGTGGCCGCACGACTGGGTACGAAGTCAACGCTTGAGGAAACCCGCACCCAACGTTTCATTGACATCTCCAAACGTGGCAACCTGCCTGTACCTATCCGCTATTACGCCGCACACACCGGACGGTTCGGTGGGGACGACAAGATCAACATGCAGAACTTGCCAAGCCGTGGCAACAACGGTAACAAGTTG